CAGGTGCCCGTTCTATCCCTGATCTTTTTTTCTGACGGAGGTGACGAGATGGCCCGCAAGCCGACCCTCTCTGTGGTCACCTCCAGGTCGCGCCCGGTGCAGAAGAAGAAGCCCATGACGCTTGCCGACGCGGCCGAATCGGGCACCTATTTGGAGATCCTGATTGCTCAGCGCCGCGAGATGATCCGCGAGGTCACTGATGTGACCGGGCCGGCGAAGGCTGCGATGCACAGGCAGATCGCTCTGCACTCGAAGGAGATCGCGGCGCTTCAGACTGCCGACGAGCAGGAGGCAGCCGAAGATGACGAAGTCGCCGACGAAGCCTTCGACACCTCGGCTCTCTGATCTAGCCCGCCACGTCGTCGCCCCGAAGGGTGCTGTCACATCGGGGTGGCCGTCAGTAGTGAAGAAGTGCTTTCAGCTCGGGATTTCCTTTCGACCTTGGCAAGTCCTTGTTGGGAAACTGATCCTCGCCAAGCGTGCCGATGGGAAGTACGCGGCCACGATCGGCGGCACGGGGATGTCGATTCCCCGTCAGGTCGGCAAGACGTTCCTCGTCGGCGCGATCGTTTTCGCGCTCTGCCTGTTGCGCCCGAATCTGACGGTCATCTGGACCGCTCACCGGCTGCGCACGTCTGAGGAAACGTTCGGCAAGATGCAGGCGTTCGCGAAGCGCAAGAAGATCGCACCCTTCATTCTGAAGATCGTCCTCGGTTCGGGCGATGAGGCGATCATCTTCCGCAACGGGTCACGCATCCTGTTCGGCGCTCGGGAGCGTGGCTTCGGTCGTGGCTTCGATGAGGTCGACGTCCTGATCTTCGATGAGGGCCAGATCCTCACTGGCGCTGCTCTTGACGACATGATCCCGGCCATGAACCAGTCGCGCCAGCCTGAAGGCGGCCTGATGCTGTTCATGGGCACACCGCCGAAGCCGACAGACCCCAGCGAAGTTTTCACCCGAATGCGTCAAGAGTCGCTGTCGGGCGAGGACGACGACACGGGATGGGTTGAGTTAGGCGCCGCCGAAGACCACGTCTTCACTCCCCTGCCAGCACCGTTGACCGCGGCCGACTGGAAGCAGATCGCGAAAGCAAACCCGTCATTCCCCAAGGACACTCCGCGCGAGGCGATCTTGCGGATGCGCAAGAAGCTTGGGTCTGCCTCGTTCCTCCGTGAGGGTGCGGGCGTCTGGGATGAGTTCGATGCTCACGTCCAAGTCATTCCGCTCAGAGTGTGGACTGCCCTCGCCATCCCCGATGCTGAAGTCCCTCTCGACCCGCCGGCTTACTACGCGCTGGCGATGTCACCCGATCGCATCGCCTCGATCGCGGTGGCCGTGCGTGGCGTCTTGGCCGACTATGTCGACCTTGCCGAGATGTCCCGCATGGACGACTCTCGCAAACTGATCGACTGGTTCGTGCAGCGTTGCGGTCGTCGCGTCCCCGTGATGATCGACTCGCGCGACCCCGCCGCCTCGATGGTCAACGAACTCCGCAGCCGTGGCGTGAAGGTCAACGTCTCGACGGCGACCGACGCGGGGAAGGCGTGCGGCGGTTTGCTCGATGCGGTCAAGGAAGCTCGTGTCCAGCATTGTGACCAGCCCGCGATCCGCATTGCTCTCGTCTCGGCGAAGAAGTTGCCGGTTGGCAAGGCCGGCCTGTGGGAGTGGGATATCAAAGACCTTTCGCCTGAGATGGCAGCCCTGCGCGCAATCACCTTGGCCCGGTTTGGGCTCTCATTCAAGAAGCGACCGAGCGGCACTGGTCGCTCCAGTTCAGGACGGACGGCGGTACTGATATGACGTTCGACCGCATCACTGTTCCCGGGCTGGACGACGACGAGACCAACACTCTGAACCACCTGCTCGAGGTGCTGCACGACAAGCAAACCCCTAACTTTCTGCGCGCCAGCTACTACGACGGCAAGCGGGCGATCCGTCAGGTTGGGTCGATCATCCCGCCGCAGTACTACCGTCTGGCCCTCGCGCTCGGCTGGACCGGGAAGGCTGTCGATGGCCTCGGTCGCCGCTGCCCTCTCGATGGGCTGATCTGGCCGGACGGGGATCTCAACTCGCTCGGCTTCCGTGAGGTTTGGGACGGCAACCGGCTGCGTACTGAGATCTCCTCGGGTACGACATCGTCGCTCATCAATGGCGTCTCGTTCCTGGTGAACACTCGCGGCGACGAGTCGAAGGGTGAGGTTGCTGGCCTGATTCATAGCAAGGATGCCTCGAGCGCAACCGGCGATTGGAACGCGCGCACCCGGCGCCTCGACAACCTGCTCTCGGTCACCTCACGCAACAAGGAGAGCAAGGTCGACGGCTTCGCGCTCTACCTGTTCAACCACACGATCACCGCCGACAAGGTCGACGGCAAGTGGGAGGTGGCGCGCTCCGACCACACGTTTGGTGTGCCGGCCGAACCTGTTGTCTACAAGCCTCGTGTGGGTAAGCCGTTCGGCTACTCGCGGATCTCGCCTGTCACCATGTCGATGCACGACGCGGGCCTGCGCACTCTGATCCGCACTGAGGGTCACGCCGACGTGTTCTCGTTCCCTGAGATGTGGATGCTCGGCGCGGACGAGTCGATCTTCAAGAACCCCGACGGCTCGCAGAAGGCCGCATGGCAGGTCATGCTCGGTCGGATCAAGGGCATCCCTGACGACGAGGATGCGGCCACGCCGCGGGCCGACGTCAAGCAGTTCCCGGCGTCGTCCCCGCAGCCTCATATCGACCTGTATGTCCAGCAGGCGAAGGCTTTCGCGGGTGAGCATGACATTCCCGTCAGTTCGCTCGGGGTGATGGCTGAGACGAACTCGACCACTGAGGACGGCTCGAACAACGCCGAGCGCAACCTCATCGCCGAGGCTGAGGGTGCGACCGATGATTGGTCGCCGGCGGTCCTCATGGCGTCTATGCGGGCGATGGCCATGCAGGGCGGTCTCTCTGAGATCCCCCGCGAGTGGCTGTCGATCGAGGCAAAGTGGCGCGACCCGAAGTACTTGTCCCGTGCGGCTTTGGCTGATGCGGGGGCGAAGCAGATCGGTGCTATCCCGTGGCTCGCTGAGACTGAGGTTGGGCTCGAAATCTTGGGTCTTGACCCGCAGCAGATCAAGCGGGCGTTGGCAGACCAGCGCCGCATGGGTGGTTCGGCTGCGTTGCGTGCGATCACTGACGCTGCTGCTGCGGGTGTGCCGGTGGTGACTGCGCCGTGAGCCGGGAGCAACGGAGCATTTGCGGGGTCAATCTCCCCGGTGGCGCTCACTGCACCGAGCCCCGAGGCCACGACCACTCCTGTTACGAGTGTGTTGGTGAGCCTTTTACCGATGCAGAAATAGAAGCAATGCGCACGCACGGGGTGACATTTGCCAACGCTAACGGCGGCGCACCGGCGTGACCTTGCCGAGTTGACCGGGCTTGCTCAGAAGGACCTGAGTCTGATCTGGGCGAAGTTCAACACGGCGACGGCTGCCCGCGATGGGCTGATCGAACTCCTGCCGAGGCTTGTGGCGATCTATGGCAGCGGCGCTGCGACGTTGGGCGCTGACTGGTACGACGAAGTTCGTGCCGCAGCGAAGGTCAAAGGTAGGTTCCGCGCCATCCCCGCCGAACTTCCCAATCAAGGACGGACAGACGCTCTCGCTCGTTGGGGTGTGACACCGCTGTTCGCAGCCGAACCGAACTATGACATTGCGTTGGGCATGGTGGCTGGCGGATTGCAGCGGATCATTTCCAATGCTGACCGCGAGACGGTGACCGGCTCTGCGATTGCTGACCCGAGGGCTTCCGGTTGGCAGCGTGAAGGTTCGGGCGAGTGTGCGTTCTGCGCCATGCTCATCGGACGCGGCGCGGTATACACCGAGGCCACTGCAGACTTCGGCTCGCACGACCACTGCCACTGTTCTGCGGTCCCCGCGTTCGAGGGGGAGTCACTCCCGGTACAGGCGTACACCCCGACGAACCGCAACATCACCGACGCCGATCGCACACGCGTCCGCGAATGGATAGCAGGCAACCAATAGACAACCCCTCACGGGGTCAAGCGCAACGGCTGCGCTCAAAGCCGGGAACCACCCACTCCACACGGAGGAGCACCATGCCCGACGACCCCGCAGCAGTTGCCGCAGCAGAAGCCACGGCAGCAGCAGAGGCAGCGGCCAGCAAAGCCGCGGAGACATTCACGCAGGAACAGGTCAACTCGTTCCTTGCGGAGCAGAAGCGCAAGATCGGCGACGTCAAGGAACTCAAGGCCGCGGCTGTTGAACTGGCCGCGATCAAGGAGTCTCAGAAGACCGCCGAGCAGGTGGCCGCCGATCGTCTCGCTGCCGCTGATGCCGAGGTCGCGAAGATCCCGGCGAAGGTATCCGAGGCGCTGCGTGAACACCTCGTGGCGCTGCACAAGATCCCCGCTGAGGACGCCGAACTGTTCCTGACAGCCAGCGACCCCGAGGTACTGCTGAAGCAGGTTGAGCGACTGATGGCCCGAGGGGTCGAAGACGTCGCGGCGTCGAAGAAGCATGGCAATTTCGTGGCCCGTGAGGGCACCACCCCACCCAAGCCCGGCGAGGACCCCATGCGCAAGTTCGTGGATGACCTGTTCAAGCCCGGCGAATAACCAACTTAGGAGAAGATCACAATGGCAACATTCGCAACCGGATCGCTCACGATCCCGAAGCAGAAGCTCGACCCGTGGCTGGGTACCATCGCGCGCGGCTCCGCTGTCGCGGCACTGTCCGCCTCGATCCCGATGACCTACGGCGAGGGCGAGTCCTGGACGTTCAGCATCGGTGAGGCCGAGTACGTCGGTGAGGGTGCAGCCAAGGGCGCCTCGACCGTCACGCCGACGACCAAGACGGTCCTGCCGTTCAAGTTCCACAAGACCCTCCGCTTCAACGAGGAAGTTCTGTGGGCGGACGCTGACCGGAAACTCGCGGTCGTCGACCAGATCCTCGCCGAGATCCAGCCGTCGCTTTCGCGTGCGCTCGACTTCGGCGTGTTCCACGAGATCAACCCGACCGGTGGCGCCGTTGTGGCTGCCATGACGGGTGGACTCACGTCCACGACGAATCTGGTGGAGTACGCCGCAGCGGACAAGCCCTACGTGAGCTTGGACGCCGCTGACGCGCTCGTGCTGGCTGATGGGTTCCTGCCGCGAGACATCGCTCTCTCCACGACCTACGCCTCGAAGTTCTCGGCTCTGCGCGGCACCAACTCCGAGCAGAAGCTTTACCCGAACTTCGTGCTGGGGACCGACGTGTCTGAGCTCGACGGTCACCGCGCTTCGGTGTCGAACACGGTGAGCGCCGCCGGCGTCATCGCTGTCGACACGAAGGTCCTCGGCTTCGTGGGCAACTTCGCGGCGATCCGCTGGGGCGTCCAGAAGTCGATCGGCCTCGAGGTCATCAAGTACGGCGACCCCGACGGTGGCGGCGACCTGAAGCGGAACAACCAAGTCGCGTTCCGCGCTGAGGTCGTCTACGGCTGGGGCATCGCTGACCTCAATGCCTTCGCCAAGATCCACGACCTCGTCTGATTGCTCGTCTGCGTAACGT